GGAACGCCGACAGATGCAACAGTAACCGCTGGTTCTTTGTCATCAACTTTTTTCGTGAAAAATTCACAAACATGGAGTAGTATATCAATGGCTGGATCTACAAACGGAGCTTTAGTAGGACCCGTTACAGTTTCAGGGACGATCACTATACCATCAGGGAGTACATTCGTAATTTTATAATGAGTAAACTAGAAACAAATCAAGTCGATCCATCTACAGGTACTACGCTAACGCTAGGCACAAGTGGGGATACGATAGCAATTCCATCAGGAGTTACGATTGCTAACTCTGGAACAGCTACAGGTTTTAGTGAAAATAACACTCCAGCTTTTGTAGCTTACAAAACATCTAATCAATCTATTAGTAATTCTAGCACTACAAAAGTAACTTTTGAAGCTGAACAATTAGATAGTGGTTCAGTATATAACACGTCTAACTCAAGATTTACTCCAGGTGTAGCTGGCTATTATTGGATTGGTGCTAGATGGAGATATGATACTGGAACTGATTTTGATTCTGCAGGTTATTATTTGTACAAAAATGGAAGTATAATTGCTAAATCAGTATTTATAAATCAAAACTCAAACGGTAGTTTTTTAAATCTGGTAGTTCAATCAGATGCTGACGATTATTTTGAAATGTATGCTAATCAAAATTCAGGTGGCTCAGTTAATATAAATGGAGATGGTACTTATCCAGAACAAGACCAAGCACAGTTTTTTGCATTTAGGATTATAGGAACATAATGGCAGACGGAACTTTAAAAGTAGGAACAATAACAACTAGCTCTGGATCGGGGACGATTACTCTTGGTCAATCTGGAGAGACTGTTGATATGGCTAATGGATCTATTACTTTAAATAGTGGTATGAAATCGACTCCAGCTTTTCAAGCATACCTTTCAGGTGATCAAGCTATATCTAATGGCTCAGTAACTAAGGTTACTTTTGATACTGAAGATTTTGATACAGATAGTTGTTATGATAATTCTACAAATTACCGTTTTACTCCAAACGTAGCTGGAAAGTATTACATTTCAGTAACTGTTACAAATGACACAACTTCTGGAAATCATCTTCAAACTCAAGCTAGATTAAATAAAAATGGTTCAAATATAATGAATAGAATTATTGATATGGCAGGAAATCCTGGAGAGGCAGCGACTGTAAAAGCTGATATTATTGTAGATATGAATGGAAGTTCTGATTATGTTGAGGCTTATGCTTATTCTAGTCTCAACGATAATGGAAATGGTAAGATCCAATCAGGTTCATATAGATCTGCTTTTTTAGGATATAAAGTAATAGGAATATAATATGACAGCAATTTTAAAAGTAGACACGATACAAGATACAGCGGGTAATAACATTATCAACGAGAGTTCTGATACTATTACTATCGGTGCATCTGGTGATACGATCAGTATTCCTAGTGGTGCTACTATTACAAACAGTGGAACAGCCACTGGATTTGGTGGTGGAAAAGTTTTACAAGTTTTAACTGCAACAGATGTAACTACAAGATCAACCACATCTACATCTTTTGTTACTGCATCAAATACTTTATCTATTAACATAACACCAAGTGCAACATCATCAAAAATTTTTATTCAAACAAGTTTTGAAGTATTAACTAATTCAGGTGCAAGAGGTTTTTGGACAATATATAAAGATTCAACACAACTTGGCGATACTAATGGTATGGCTAGTATTGATTCATCAACTGATGGTGGAAGTGTTTCTATGACATTTTTAGATTCTCCATCAAGTACAAGTCAATTAACTTATGCAGTTTATATGAAATCAAATGGAACAAATTGTAGTATGAATGCAAATAATACTAAAGCCTCAATTGTAGTAATGGAAATAGGAGCATAATATGGCAACAACAAACGCAATATTTAGAGCAGTAAAAATTATAAATTCAGATGCTAAATTTTCTATTTCTGGAAATGATTTAGATAGTATTACTTGGGAAGATGGGGCAAGTGCTATTTCTAAATCCGATATAGAAGCTAAATTAACACAAGCACAAAATGAATTAGATGCAGAAGCACAAGCAGCAATAGATAAAAAAGCCTCTGGTAAACAGAAGCTAAAAGATTTAGGATTGGACGACGCAGAAATTAAAGCGTTGATAGGATAAATTATGGCGATAACTAGAATAGGACCAAATCAATCAGTAAATTTAGCAAGCAATGTTACAGGAACATTGCCAACGGCTAATGGTGGTACAGGTGCAACCAGTTTTTCACCTGGTAAAGTTTTACAAGTTATAAATGCAACAAGCACGTCCGAAACTGTTTTAACAGATAGTAGCACAGCTGATACTGGTCTTACTGCAAATATAACTCCAGCATCTACTTCCAATAAAGTTTTAGTTAACGCTCATATTCAAGGTGTTGGAAAAGATAATAATGGATATGTTGTACTTAAATTAGTTAGAGGCTCAACCAATCTTGCTACATTTGAGCAAAGAGGTGCAGATACTGATACGGCTGACACTAACAAAGTTGGTGGTTGTTCTATTTCTTTTTTAGATAGTCCATCAAGCACATCAGCAACAACTTACAAAGTTACTGTTACTGGAAATGGGAATAGTTATGTACAAGTTGGTGATAGTAATCCAACACATACAATAACATTAATGGAGATTTCAGCATAATGGAGTACGTTTCAATGTTAAAAATATTAGAAGCAGTTCAAGCAATTGATCCTGACGCAAAAGTCGTTATTCAAGGACATAATTTAGATGATTTTGTTATAGAGTTTTCTGAAGGCACAGCTGAGATTCCAAGACAAACAATTATAGACAAATATAACGAACTTAACGGAGCATAATAGATGCTCGGACTAACTTCCTTATCCGGTGCTCCAATAGCGACATCGTTCTTTAACCCAAATGTCCTTATAAATGTAACAGGTAATGCATTAAGTATAGGAGTTGGAACTCCAATACTTAGTACGGATGTAACAGCTAGTCCTAGTGGCTCTCAAGTAAGTCTTGGAGCAGGCACAGTAACTGTTACAGGAACAGCAGTAGTCAATCCTACTGGATCACAAGTATCATTAGGGATAGGAACTGTAGTAGTTTCAGCAGATGCGAACGTATCAGTCACTGGAAACTCATTGACCTTAGCAACAGGAAGTGTTACAGTGACGGGAACAGCACTTGTGAATCCTACAGGGTCACAATTAACGGCAAACACAGGAGAAGCAGGGATTATTACCTGGAACGATATTGTACCAGGGGTGAACATGACTTGGACACCAATAGACCCTTATTAATAAATTATGGCATCATCTTACTCAACAAATTCAAAATTAGAACTTATAACAACTGGTGAAAAAGCAGGGTTATGGGGCACGATTACTAATACAAATTTACAGATACTAGAACAATTATCTACAGGTTATTTATCATCTGCACAACTCGCAAGTGGTGATCTTACTTTAGCACTTGACAATGGTGCTACATCGAATGGTAAAAATTTATATATAAAATTAACAGGTACACTCGGTGCAAATAGAAGTGTAACTATACCTGATGGTGCTGAAAGAGTTATGGTATTTGAAGATGCAACAACAAGAGGAGCTTCTTCTACTTTTTATACAATAACAGTTAAGACTGTCTCAGGATCCGGGGTTGTATTACCCATAGGATCTACTTCATTAGTTTATTCAGATGGTACAAATATAAATTTAGGACTTAAAAACAAAGGTTATGTAACACTAAACTCTTCGGCAATCACTGCATACACAGCAGTCGATGGTGATCAAATTTTAGCGAACACAACAGCTAACCCAATTACAGTAACATTACCCGCTTCACCTGCAACAGGATCTGAGGTTACATTCATTGATGCTAGAGGTACATTTGCCAATAACAATTTAATTGTTAATAGAAATAGTCAACCTATTAATTCAGGAACAAGTAATTTAACTTTAACAACTAACGGTCAAGCCTTTTCATTAGTCTACGTTGATTCAACAAGAGGTTGGGCGTATAAAACCAACACGGCGTAAGGAGCACGGACCATGGCCCTTATTGATTTTAGTATTAAACCAGGGATCGACAAACAAGATACAGAAGTCGGAGCAGAAAACCGTTGGGTTGATTCTGATAACTCAAGATTTAGATATGGACTACCTGAAAAAGTAGGGGGTTGGTCTTCTTTAATATCAGACTCTATTGTTGGCGTAGCTAGAAAACAACATGCCTTTGTAGATTTAAATGGTAATAGATATGTTTCTATTGGTACAGATAAATTCTTACTTCTTTATTTTGAAGGTCAATTATTTGATATAACACCTGTTAGAGCTGCTTTAGCTTCATCTACTATTGCAACAGTAAATAATTCTGCAGTATGTACAATTACAACTGGATCAGCTCACAACCTAGAACCAGGAGATATTGTTTTATTTGCTAGTGTTACTTTACCCGGTGGTACAGGATATAATGCAAATGTTTTTGACGATAAATTATTTCAAGTAACGTCAGTTCCTACACCTACAACTTTTACAATTACACAAAGCGCTAATGCAACAGGCACTGTATCTACCGGTGGTAGTATCTCTGTTATACCTTATGAAAAAATTGGTCCTGCTGATCAATCTTATGGATACGGTTGGGGTATATCTCAATGGGACGGATCTGTTTCAGGTGCTGCAACATCAACATTAAATGGAGCACTAAGTGCAAACTCATCAGGAACAGGTGGATCAGGAACAAATGTTACACTTGCTGCAACTACAAACTTTACGGCTGCAGGTAGAATTTTAGTTGAGTCAGAATTAATATCTTATGGAGCAGTGTCTTCACCTAACCTAACAGGAATTACAAGAAACGTTGATGGTACAACCAACGCCGCTCATAACACTGGGACAGCAGTGGTAGACGCAACAAATTATACTGACTGGGGAGAAGCGGTTCTTGCATCAGAAGTAACTCTTGAACCTGGATTATGGAGTTTAGATAACTTTGGCCAAGTATTAATTGCAACTATTGCAAATGGTAAAACTTTTACATGGAATGCAGGAGCAGCATCACCTACAACGGTTAGAGCATCGACAGGTACTTCCGGTTTTTCAACAGCAAGCAATCCAACAGCATCAAGATTAACTTTAGTTTCACCAACAACTAGACACTTATGTCATTTTGGAACTGAAACAACTATTGGAAATACAGCAACACAAGATGATATGTTTATAAGATTTTCGGATCAAGAAAATATAAATGACTACACAGCAACAGCAATTAACTCTGCTGGTGATTTTAGATTACAAGATGGAACTAAAATAGTTGGAGCTATAAAAGCAAAAGAAACAATTTTAGTTTGGACTGATAACGCTTTGTACACTATGAAATTTATTGGTGCACCGTTTACATTTGGATTCGAACAAGTCGGTACCAACTGTGGATTAATTGGTAAGAATGCAGTTGTTGAAATAGATGGTAATGCTTTTTGGATGAGTGCGAATGGTTTATTTCTATTTGATGGTACTGTTAAATCTTTACCGTGTACTGTTGAAGATTTTGTTTATGATAGTTTAGATACTACAAAAGGACAACAGGTTGCAGCAGGTATCAATAATTTATTTACTGAAGTTGTTTGGTATTATCCAACAACAGGCTCTAATTATAATAATGCATACGTAGTGTTTAACTATGGAGAAACAGGAAGAGGCACACCGGGTGGTGTTTGGTACACAGGAACAGAAGCTAGAACTTCTTGGATTGATGCAGTAGTTTATCCAAAACCTTATGCTACTAAATTTAATTCAACATCTAATGGAACTTTTCCTGCAGTTATAGGTCAAGATGGTTTAGGACAAACACAGTTTTTTGAACACGAAGTAGGTACAGATCAAATTAATCAAGACGGTAGTACAACAACAATTACATCATTTATAAAGTCATTTGACTTTGATTTACAAGCAAAACAAAAAGATGCCCAAGGTAAATCAAGTGGACCAACTATTGCCGGTGAATCGTTTTTATCACTTAGAAGATTTGTACCTGATTTTAAAACATTGACAGGAAATGCAGTAGTAACATTAGCTATTAAAAGATATCCTCAACAATCAGATACTGTAAGTAGTTTAAGTCCATTTACAATTACGTCATCTACTGATAAAAAAGATACTAGAGCTAGAGGACGTTATTTAAATGTTAAGATTGAAAATACTTCTAGTGGAGAAGAGTGGAGATTTGGTACATTCAAAATTGATATACAACCGGATGGACGTAGATAATGGCTAAGATAGTAATAAGAATACCTGAGCCTAAAAGAGAGTATGATGAGTCTAATCAAAAACAAATTAACAGAGCAATGAGTTTAGTTGTAGAGCAATTAAATTCTACATTTTTAAATGAATTAAAACAAGATCAAGAAAGGTTTGCGTGGTTCAATGGCTAATATATATTTAAACGCTAAAAAAGATTTAACTGCTAATACAGCTACGACTGTATATACTGTTCCATCAAACTCTAGAGCAATATTAAAATCTATGTATGTCTCAGAAGATACTGGTAATGCAGATACGATTACAGTAGTATTATTTGCTGGTGATCCAGCAAGTGCTGATTCTTTTAGTTTATATAAAACTAAAGCTGTTGGAGCTAATGCAACAGAACAATTAATAACAGAACCCATCATAATGATGGAAAATGAAGTACTACAAGTAACAGCAGCTACAGCAAATAGGTTGCATGTTACGTTGTCTGTGCTAGAAATAAACAGGGATTAAATATGTCATTTATAGAAACAGAAGCATCAGTAAGATACGAAACAGTTAATGGTAAAAAGATTATGATTATCACACCTAAATGTGAAGTTACCCTAACTAATATGAAAACAGGTCAAGAATATATGTCAGATGCAGAATCAGATGCTGATGTAGATAACTCTGAAACAGAGACTAAAAGAGAAGACATACGTAGAGATGTTAAAATAACAGTAGAAGAATTTAATTTAGGAGCAGGTTCTGAGTTGTAAAACTCAGGGTTTTTATATAAAATAGAACAATGGCAATAACAAACGCACAACAATACCAGCAACTTGTAAACAAACCAGCGAACGATAAACGTCCTGGTTATAAAGGTAGAGATAGGGACTATCAACAAAGAGGTGCGAGTAAAT